CTAACGACTACAAGTACCTGGATCGCAGAATCAGTGAAATGTTTACTGTGGGCGGTACTGGAATTCTGGTCCACAAATATTTAGGCACCAATGAACAAAATACAGTAAAAACAACCAATGCCAGTCAAGTGGCAGCAGGGTCTACACTCGCTTTTGCATCAACCACAGACGTTGATTTGGGAATGTTTGTCGCTGCTACTGGTATAGCCACAGGCACTACAGTGGTAGCAAAAACAGCGACCACAGTCACCCTGAGTGCAAACACCAGTTCGGCTTTGTCTTCCGGGAGCACCATTAAGTTTTATACAGATGCTGCCAAACCCAGTTATATAAATCAATCGGCACTTAATATACAAGATTTGCTATTTTTAGAAAATCGTGATAGAAAATACGACCCTGATGTTTACTCCATGCGCGGAGTGTATCAAACACAAGATGTCACGTTTGATCTCAGTCAATTTGGTATGTTTTTGCAAACAGGCACACTGTTTATAGTGTTTCATATCAATGATATGGTAGCTACCTTAGGCCGTAAACTCATGCCCGGAGATGTGATTGAACTGATGCATCTTAGAGACTACTACCCGCTGGATGATAGTCTACCTGTTGCTTTGAAAAGATTTTATGTGATAAGCGATTGTAACAATGCCGCCGAAGGATACAGTGCCACCTGGTGGCCACATTTATGGCGTTGCAAGATTAATCCGTTAACCGACAGTCAAGAATACAAAGATATTCTCAATCAAATCAAAGTTGATCAAGATCCATTTACAGGAAACACCGGCAATGTTACCCTAGGCTCAGTATCAAGTATTATTAACAAATACATTGAAGTCAACGATGCTATTCTCAGAGAAGCTGAAACAAATGTTCCATTTTCTGGCTATGACATTGATCACATTTACATCAAACCGTTGGGTCCTGACGGTGGTCCCGGAGACCCCACTGGGGTAACTGCCGACGATGGTTCGGTCACTGCTGACCAGGTTGCGTTAGAAGCCGACGCCGGAATAGAAAGTCCTGACGCAACTGTGCAAGGATGGCTAACTGGTGATGGACGAGCTCCAAATGGTCTTCCTGTGTATTCTGGCATTGCGTTTCCATCCAATCCCGCTGCGGGAGATTATGCATTGCGTACTGATTATCTACCAAATCGACTGTTTAGGTGGGACGGCCGTCGCTGGGTCAAGATCGAAGACAATGTAAGAACTACACTAACACCTGGCGCAGACAGTCAAACTTTACGTAGTGGATTTATTAATAACACTAATACATTTACAAACACCACCGGCGAGGTCGCAGAAAGACAAAGCCTTAGCCAGGCACTCAGACCAAAGGCAGATAACTAATGGCACAGCAGTATTTTTATGACGCACAGATTCGACGATTCTTGATTCAATTTATGAGAATTGTCAGCAACTTTGAAGTTGAGTTTGGTAAAGACACCAATGGTGTAAGAACGCTGCAACGTGTTCCTGTGTATTATGGAGATCCTAGTAGACAAGCAGCCACAATACTGAGACAAAACAGCGAGAATGTTATGAATGCTGTGCCGGCCATGAGCGCATACATAAGTGGTTTCACTTATCAACAAGATAGAGTGCAAGAACCATACTTTGTAAGTAAAATGAACATGCGCGAAAGGCAGTATGATCCTGAGACCGGCTTATACAACAGTCAACAAGGTGATACATATACAATTGAACGACTGATGCCTGTTCCGTATAATCTTGAAATCAAATTGGATATATGGACTAGTAACACTGAACAAAAAATGCAGTTGATTGAGCAATTGGCTGTGTTATTCAATCCGTCTTTTGAAATACAAAGTACAGATAACTACATTGACTGGACCAGTCTCAGCTACGTATTATTGACCAGTGTCGCCTGGAGTTCAAGAGTTGTACCTACCGCCACTGAAGAGCCAATTGATGTTGCCACGTTGACTTTTACTATGCCAATTTGGATCAGCGCACCTGCCAAAGTAAAGCGGCTTGGCGTAATTCAAAAATTTGTTGGCAGTATATATGACGAAACCGGAGCATTCAATGAAAACACTGTTCTCAGCAATTTATCTTCGCGACGCTATGTTACTCCGTTAGATTATGGAATTTTTTATTCAGGCAATCAATTAAAATTGTTAAAGCCGGAAGAAATTGTTGATGTTGATAACAACATAATATCAACTTTGCCCCAGGCCACTTGGCGATCAATTATCGAAATTTATGGAACACTGGTAACTGGAACCACAGAAATACGAATGACATTACCATCAGAGACTGAACTGATTGGAACTATTGCGTATCATCCAACTGACCCTTATATTTTGCTGTTTGAACCCATTGAAGATACTCTTCCTCCAAACACACTGAGTCCAGTTGATGCAATTATAAATCCCAGAAGTGTCAATGTAGATAATAATCTGCTTACTCCGGCAACAAACACTAGATATTTGTTAACAGCCAACATTGGTGATTCAGGTAACCTAGAAGGTAGTGTGGTATGGAACACTTTGGTGGCCAACGCAAATGATATCGTTCAATACAACGGGTCTGAGTGGCAAGTGGTTTTTGACAGCAAAAATGAACAATCAACAGAATATGTAACAAATACCTACACCGGTGTCCAGTATAGATGGACCGGAACGGAATGGGTCAAGAGTGTAGAAGGTGTTTATCGAGGTGGCGAGTGGAGTCTAATCATATAGGCTGTGGTGCATTAGTTTACAGTATTAAAACCAAAAGATATCTTTTCTTGTTGAGAAATCAAAAAAGACACGCTGGGTCCTGGGGACTGGTGGGCGGCGGTGTGGAAGTTGGCGAAAGTCCATCCACAGCTCTACATAGAGAAATACAAGAAGAAATCAAATTGGAATCTTACACACAATTGATACCACTTGAAAAATTTACCAGCGACGCTGGTACATTTGAATACCACACTTATCTTGTCACAGTCGAGGATGAGTTTGTGCCCCAATTAAATGACGAACACCGAGGATATGCGTGGACTTCGATACAAGATCACCCAAAACCCTTGCACCCAGGTGTATGGAGAACTTTTAATTTTCAAGTCGTGTTAGATAAAATTCGAACTTATGAAAAGGCGTTAGAGATCACACTCTAAAATTAAATCTCTAAAACTGATTCTACGCAAATTGGTTACGCCGTTCCACTCACTCGGCATATACCCTCTTCCGGTTTCATTGACCAATACAAAATCAACCAAATTATAAGTTTTAAAAACCATGGTCATTGCCCGTGCCCAGAATGTATCTGTGGTGTTGGCATAGTCGTAATAACCGTTGGTATTATAATACACATTATTAGAGTAGCCTGGTGTATCCAATCCGTCGTGTCCTATTAGGTACACTGTGGAATGTCCATCAAAGCAAGCCATATATGCTGCCAATGCTCCCGAGTTCCAATTTGGATTTTGTGGAATAATATGAAACGTTCCGGGATATCGTAAAATATTGTCTGTGGTACAATACACAACGTGATCACGTGCATATCCTGAGTTTTTAACTTCTGAAGCCAATGCGCTACCAACTACAATTAAAAAGTCTGGGTGAAAATCTCTATACAAAGCATTACACCCATAAGTTTGAATTTTTCTTTTTTTAATGTGGGTCAAATCAAATGCTTGTCTACCAATTCCGTTGCCAATGACAATTGCACTTTTGCCAAATCGTTGATTGTCAATAATTTGCGGAACGAATTCTTTTTCGTATTCCCACGCACCATTTTTATATGTGGCCAAGGAATGAACATCTTCGCCGTTGTATGTATTTCTAAAAATTTTCTTTATGCTCTGCATACTATTAATTATCAATTTTTAGGAATTTGTTCTTTGATCGCAGTTATACTGTCCAACCAAGTGTCGGTGCCATTGATTTTGTCCCAATATAACATATCTAACTGATCTTGGATTTTAGGGTATGCACGAGCACGATCTCTTTGATATTGACTTGCTGCCCATTCGTTCCTTAATTTTTCTGCTTCAGCTAAAATTTCTTCGTCAGTGGGCCTTGACTGTGCCGAATCAGTCCACTCTAAATTTTCCAATATTTCTTCGCCGCGTATGATCCAAGTTGCTCCGGGACGAAGTGATTGTAAAGCTTTTGCTATCATAATATTTCCATTAAAATAATTGCGCTGGTACCTCTTTCGTAACCTCCAGTTAGGTCTCCAACTGTACGATTTACATATAAAGTTATAGAAGATCCAGATCTTACCCACACTTGATAAGTTACACTTGCTGTAGTGCCGGGAGTATCAATGTAGGTAAAATATACGCTCTCCATTGTGCTATTTGCATCTGAGGCGCTACCGTAGCTTTGCAATGATCCTGCCATCCCCGCTGGACGAGTGCCTACTGTAAATGTTGAATTACTTGATCCCCCGGTTGGCATGCCTATAATACTATTATTTCTTTTGACTCCAAACAAATTGTCGTAGCTGTTTGCGCTGTTCCATTCTCCGGATATTCTAACACTAATGAAAATTTTACTATCGACAGATCTAGGAGTTATGGTAGCAGCTAACCCTGCTATGTCAGTCGGTCCAACGGCAGTTGCTTGTATCAGTGTTGAATCCAAATAGCCAACTGCTGCCTTAGGTAAAAAGTTTTTGAACTCGGGTTGTCCGGGAAATTGTAATCCGTTTATTGACAAAGTTCCTGTTGAAGGATTATATCTGCATTGAGAATTTATATAATGTGCGCCAGTTTCACCAGATGCCTGCGGTTGAAACGTGATATAATAATTTTCATTAACAGTCGAATTTAATTGTATAACTTCTTGCGGTGATGACATTAGCATACCTCCATTAATACGATACAGGAAGTGCCGCGCTCGTAACCGCCTGAATCAGTATCTGCAACTGTTCTATTAAAATATATACTGAAACTGTTAGCCGAGTAAAGAGTCAATTGATATTCAACCGCACTTGTAGTAGCAGGTTCGTCTAAAAAACAAAAATGCATGCCTTCAGGTGTGCTGTTATTATCAGCTGCATAATAACCAATAGCGCCAGTTGTGATTCCGTAATTTCTAGTTCCTATGTCTGCAAAATTCGTAGGATTACCAATCATGCTGCCATTTCTTTTTAGACCCCACATGGTATTCCAGAGTGCTGTATCATTTCCGTATTCACCATATATCCTGACACTGATAAAAATTTTACTTTCAATACTACTTGGTGCAATAGATGCTCGAAATCCTTCAACATTTCTAGTGGCGCTGGCAACAAAGGCCTGAATACTTGAATCTGGTATATAAGTAATCGAAGACCTAGGTGCAAAAGTGTTGAATAATCTTCTTGGTAGTTGTATTTGATTTACAGTCAATGTTCCTGTACTTGCATTGAATCTCAGTCGAGGATCAATATTTTGTGCGTAAACTTTTTGATTCAAATTGGAAAACATACTGGGATACAGTAAACTACTACTAGACAATGCGACAGGAAAAGTTTGATTCACTTTCATGATATTATTGTGTCTCAATAGCAAAAATTATTGAGCTGCCTCTTTCATAACCTGTGGAATCAGCTCCGCCTATATCTCTATTGGTTGCCAATGACATGGCAGCGTCAGACCAAATCAAAAGTGAATATGTACAAGCATTGGTAGTGTTGGGAGAATCTAAGTATGCAATCTCAACTGCTTCAGGTGTACTGTCTGCATCAAAGGAAGCAGCATAGTGCGAGTTGATAGGAGGAGCGTGCCCTGGATTTCTACTTGTCAAGTCACCAGCGGGCTTTCCAATTATAGCACCGTCACGTGCAATGCTAAACATTACATTCCAAGGAGCCGCTGCACCTACTTCTCCAAACCAGCTGGCAAAAATCAAGATTCGACTACGAACACTAGACGGCTTTATTGTCACATAGAACGGCTCTATTATGGTGTATCTATTGGCCACGATTGTTTGCAAGTAAGTAATGTTCACAAATGTTCTAGCTGCGGACGGTAGCCCGGTG